GATTTTGATATAAATTATGATGGTGGTACTTCTTATGTTGATGTTGATGGTGATAGTAATACTTTAAACTTTACAGGTTCTGGTTATGCTGGCGGTTATTTTTATTTAGACCAAGCAGGTAATAGTAGAACATTTAATATTACACAAGCAAGTACCCAAGATAATGACTGGCTTAAAATTCTATCTATTGGCAATAGTGGTACTGTGTGCGTTATTCAAAACGACCAAGGTACAAGCACAAGCTGCTGATATTGGAGATATATCTGAACTAAATGGTTCAGCACAAATTGTAAGAGATAAACCTTACGAGGCTAATTTAAAGTTTGCTATACAAAGCAATGATGAAGCTATAACTAAAAATGGTCGTATGGCTATTACTTTTTTAGATGATTCAACTGTAAAGCTAACTGAACACTCACAGCTTTTAATAGATGAATATATCTATGACCCTGACCCAAGCAAAGCAAAGATGGCTCTTACCTTTGGGCTTGGTACAGCAAGGTTTATTACTGGTAATCTAAACCGCATAGATAAGCAAAACATATCTTTAAAAACACCTACTGCAAATATAGCGATTAGAGGGACTGATTTTACGGCTACAGTTGATGAACTAGGGCGTAGCCTTATAATATTGCTACCAGACGCTCTAGGGCTTTCTAGTGGCGAAATAGAGGTAGTTACAGCTATGGGTACAGTTTTATTAAATAAACCTTACCAAGCCACTACTGTAGATGTATTTGAGAGCTCACCTACTAAACCTGTAATATTAGATTTAACATTAGATATTATAGATAATATGTTAATTGTTACGCCACCTAAAGAAGAAGATATTGCACAAGAAGAAACAGCAACAACTAAAACAGTTAATTTATTAGATTTTAATGATTTAGATATAGATTATTTAGCAGAAGATTTTTTAGAAGATAATAGTTTAGAGTTTACAGAATTAGATATTAACTATTTAGATGTTAATTTTCTTGAAGATTTATTAAATGTTTTAGATGCTTTAGCAATAGAAAAAGAAGAGGACCAATTANCTTNAGCTACAGGTGTAAATATTTCTGGTACTTTAATTGGTCAAGATACAGACACACAGATAACTACAATAGTAACAGGACAAGTTATAAGTTTGCGTAGAAAAATAAGCGAATCAGTACAAGTAGATTTAAACTCAGGAAATGGCTATACAGTAATTTTGATACAAGATGGAGTATCTAATATAGTAAAAATAAATGGCGGAGGAGACTCTGTTATAACAATTAACCAAAGTAGCGGATGAAAAAATTATTATTACCTATACTTATAATACTTTTATTGCCATTAATATATCAGTCAACACCTACAGAAATATTAAAACTAAAAGTATTTGACTCATTTATACAAACACCAGAACCATCAGGTAATTTTATAATACTTAATATTACGGAAGAAGATGTAGAGCGTGAAGGTGGTTATCCATTACCTAGAAAAAGATTAGCTGATATACAAATGGAAATTATTGGTAAAGGTGCTTTAGGAGTTGGTTGGGTTATATCTTTTCCACAAGCAGATAGAATGGGTGGTGATGAAGATTTTGGAAGGTCTTTAGGATATGCACCAAGTGTAATAGCTATGTTTGAAGATGGTAAAGGTAATTATCCTAAACCAACAGGAACTGTAGTGAAAGGTGAGGATAATGGTGGTATAGTATCTTTGGGAGTGAAACAAAACCATCCTCTACTAGCAAATAATACGCTATCTGGTTTAGCTATTGCTCCCACCGAAGTTGACCAACTTGTAAGAAGAATACCTCTTTTAGTAAAAACACCTAATAATAATTGGATTCCTAGTTTTGGCACACAAATATATAAAGCTTTGTTTGGTGTAAAAACTTACATTATAAAAACTAATGATAATGGTATAGAAGAAATATCAATACGAGGAATACCACCTGTTAAAACAGATAGTCTTGGTCGTAAATGGATTAGTTGGATAGATACAGAACAAACTAATTTAAAAGAAATGAATGTAAATGGTAAGTTTGTATTTATTGGAGTTACGGCTAATGGAGTAATGCCACAAGTTGCAACTCCTGTTGGTTTATTAGAACCACATAAAATACAAGCAGCACTAGCAGAATCAATTTTAATACAAGACAGTCCTTATATTCCTGATTGGCATTTAGCAGTTGAATTATTAATTCTAGTGATAACAGTAACTTTTGTCTGGTTATGTGTAAATATTTTTGGAATGACGCTAGGAATAACATTTACCAGTATATTATTCTTTTTAACAATATTTTTTGGACATTATCTAATCCAGCGTGGAATACTAATAGATGTAAGTTGGACATTAATTTCACAGTTTATAACAGCATCAATAGGTTTTTATTTAAGATTTAGAGAACAATACAAATTAAGACAACAAATTAAAAAACAATTTGAACATTATCTTGACCCAAGACAAGTTAAAAAATTACAAGATAACCCAGATTCTTTAGTATTAGGTGGTGAAAGAAGATACTGTACATTTTTATTTACAGATGTAAGAGGTTTTACTGCAATGTCTGAAAAGTTAGAACCAGAACAAGTAACAGAAATAATGAATAAAGCACTTACTATACAAGCAGATGCAGTTAAAAAGTATGGCGGTATGGTAGATAAATATATTGGTGATGCCATGATGGCTATTTTTAACGCACCGATTGACCTTCCAGACCATGAAACTTTATCTGTGTTATGTGCTAAAGAAATACAAGAAAATATTAAAAAAGCTAATTTAGGTGTTGAAATAGGAATAGGTGTTAATACTGGATATGCTGTTATAGGCAATATGGGAAGCGAAACTAGGTTTGATTATACCGCTATAGGTGATGCAGTAAACCTTGCTGCTAGGCTTGAAAGCTCTACAAAGGAAGTTGGAGAAGATATTGTTATTGGATATAATACAATTCATGTAGAAAATTTTAGTTCTGAAATAATATTAAAAGAATTAAAAAGTATATATGTAAAAGGTAAAGAAAAACCAATACAAATATATACAATAGATTAATTAAAGGAATTTTATGAAAGCAATATTAAAAAATATAGTAGGTGCTGTTGCACCAACATTAGGCACAGCAATTAGTGGACCTTTAGGTGGAATGGCTATGGGTAAAATAGCTGAAGTGTTAGGCGTATCTAATGACCAAAAATCTATACAACAAGCTATACAAAATGCTACACCAGAGCAAATGCTAGAACTTAAAAAAGCTGAACAAGAGTTTGAAGTACAAATGAAAGAACTTGATGTAGATGTATTTAAGTTAGAAGTAGCAGATAAACAAAATGCTAGAGGTATGTTTAGCAAAGACTGGACTGCCCGTATTATAGGTTTATTTACCATAGGTGGTTTTTTAGGTTATATATTTTTAGTTACTTTACAACCACCAGAACAAAATTCTGAAGCACTTATAAATTTAGTGTTAGGTTATTTAGGAGGGTTAGCAAGTGCAATTATTTCGTTTTATTTCGGAGCATCTCATACCAGCGACAAAGGAGAATAATATGAATATATCACAAGAGGGTTTATCATTAATTAAAAAATTTGAAGGTTGTGAACTTGAAGCTTACAAATGTGCAGCAGAAGTTTGGACAATAGGTTATGGTTCAACTAAAAGTGTTAAAGAGGGTGATACTATTACCCAAGAAGAAGCTGATGAATTGTTATTACACGAAATGGAAGAATACGAAGGTTATATAAATGACTTGGTTAAAACTAATTTAAAACAAAACGAATTTGATGCTATGGTTTCATGGGTATTTAATCTTGGACCAGCTAATTTAAAAAGTTCAACTTTGTTAAAAGTGTTAAATAGTTCACATCCAGATTGGAATGATGTACCAGCACAAATAAAAAGATGGAATAAAGCTGGTGGAAAGGTTTTACAAGGTCTAATAAGAAGAAGAGAAGCAGAAGCCTTACTATTTGAAGGCAAAGAATGGCATGAGGTTTAACTATGCCATTAGCAAAGTATGTATTTAAACCAGGTATAAATAAAGAAGGTACTAATTATAGTAATGAAGGTGGCTGGTTT